GGATCCATTTGTAATTGAATTATTCACTAAATTGCCAGAGGGAGAGAGACCGATTGTTGATCTATATATACGATACTCTCCTGGATTTAATGTGCTAACATATCCTCTAGCAGAATAAAGCTTTCCTTCCCCAGGAGGAAACATACCCATTGGACCTAATCCAGTAAGACGACCAGGGGTTGTATCACCAGTTATGTATTTCATATCGGCTAAATAATTAAAGCAATCAAACAATGTTGTTGAACTTATATAACCATTGTCTACAGACAAATGGTCGATTCTAAAATTTAATCCAGAAGTGCTTACATATCCAGAACTTCCTAGACCGGCAACAGTGCTTGCTAAGGCAATAGCCTGTGCAGTAGATAGAGAACTTAGACCAGGTTGTATTAGTTCAAGCATTCCCAATATATTTGTGCTAAACTTGGGAACACTTATACTGCTTAAAAATTCTAGAGAACTTTTCCAAGTTAACATTCCATTTAAACCCATGACCGGGACTGATGCAGGTTGTATGAAATCAGCATTTTTGGGATTATATGCAAAAACGTCACGAATTCTTAAAATATTTGTATCTATTGTAAATCTTGAACTCATACTAATAAATGCTCGTATAATTCCTTCCTGTTAAAAGAACAGAAAGTGTATTATCGCCGCTTATTAATTGTTCGGCATTGCAATTGAGAGTTGCACCGAAAGTAATTCCAGTAAATGATTCAATACGATGATATAAGGTATATGTTGATGTTAGACCAACATTATTTAAGCTATTTGCAGGAAATGTGAAATTAATTGTGTCTGTGTAAAGATTACATCTTGTTGCGCCACGGAAGAGCCAAGGGCGCACAAATGGACTAGGTATTAATGAAGTCCCAACGCCAACATAACTTGATACATAATATAAAGTATCGGCAGCATTTGAAAAATCAAATCGCAGAGATGGAGACATTGTTAGTCGAACTTGAGCTCCTGCATTTATCATTGTTGACATAGAATCAAGGCGAAGTGCTGCAGAACTTAGAGTAAGTGCTAAAGAATTTGAGTATCCTTGTAAAGTTCCTCTGAACTGGCTTATATTTATACTTGATGCAAATGATATAGAAGATACTAGACCAGTATCCAGTTGAATTGCCTTATTTGTTATACTTGTAGAGCATACTTTAAAAATATCTATGTTTGTATAGTTCTGCATTACATTTGTTTCATTGTTTTGTATCCTCGTTTGAAGATATGCAGATGTGCTAAGCAATGATGATATACAACCACCATTAAGAGTTGAAGCTGCTATATTATCTGTAAAAAGACTGCTTACCGTGCTTAGAGTTGAACCATACGAGTTGAATACAATACTACTTATATTAAGATACTCCTGACTATTGAAACTGGATATCCCTATTGTAAATAAATTAGATTCCACGTTTGCTGTTAAAAGTATATCACCAGTCCCTTTTACATTAAGTACTGTTGATGGACTTTGTGCAGTTAAGTATAAATTACCACTTGGATCTGCTGTATTTGATGTTACATTTATCTGCGCATAACCATATATACCTGTGCTAATCGCTAAGTTCTGTCCGTTAAAATATAAAGAGCCTGATAAAGGATCACTTGAAATGCTTACACCATTTCCACCAATAAATCTTAGAGTCGGGGAAACAATTGAATTGGAATATGCGCTAATCGTATTTCCTCCACTTATATCAACCGTCGTAAATCCTTTTGAGAAAAATGTAGCAGTTTTTGTTAAAGTATTGGTATATGATCCTAATCCTGGGCCTGTTAATATAGATACTTGATTTTGTGATAAATCGGCTGTTATACTAGTGTTATCAAATACAAGAGTATTTATTGCAGGAGATACACCAAGTGTAGAAGGAATTGCCCAGAAAGTCCCACCAGCTCCATCGGATGTTAGCACATTTAATGCAGGAATCAATGAATTATTATTATTATATGCATTAACCTGTCGCACAGTAATGATTTCTGTGTCATAGGTTTTACGTGACGATGACATCCCCTTCTAAGTTATTAAAGGGAATTCTGAACAGTTACAAAAACAGACCCAGTTGAACCGAAGTATGGGGTTATATAATTTGAATGAAGTGCGTTCTGAAGACTTCCATTGTTTATAGAGCTCGGCATATAATGATATAAAGTATATGGCTGAGCATACTGCAGCGTTGTTGTTTTTGGAATAATAATCTTTATTGGCTGGTTAAATATATTTGAAGAATCAACATATCCAGACTGAAACATATTGCATGTATTTCCAGCATATAGATAATTTGTAACAGTTGTCTCTCTCAATAGAGTCTGAGATCCATATTTTAATATAGTAGTCATTGGTAAGATAACAGGATTAGTTGCTCCTGCCCCGAGTTTACTAAACGTTAAAGTTGGATAAATATCTAATGTTATACGAGAATTTCCTGCAATTATAAAACTGCTAAATGCATCAAGGCGAAGAGTTGCAGTTGAAAATTCCATATCAAGAAGATTTAAATTTGTTCCACCAGAAGGATTTGTAAGATTTGCCCTCATCTGGGTTCCAACATCTGCACCCGAATAAATAATACTGCTTTGGTAAAAGGTTGATCTATAAACAAAGTTTGTGATATCAGAAAAGGTATTAGATCCTCCAATAACTGTTACACTTGTTACATTATCAAAGCGAATATTTGTTTTTAGATTGGATAAGCTTATTGCAGTGCTATTTAATTGAAGATTTGTTGTATATCCAAATGTGCTCAAGCCATCAACTGTGCTGCATAGAGATTGGGTACTTATATAACCAGTAGTTCCAAGACCTGCAACTGTGCTGCATAATGATTTTGTGCTTACATATCCTGCAGTTCCAAGTCCCTCAACTGTGCTAGTAAAACTTACTGGCGCATTTATACTACTTATATATATTTGACCGAGTCCGGCAACTGTGCTGCAAAGTGAAGGAACACTTATAAATCCAGCATTTCCAAGTGTATTAAATGTATTTGAATTATCTATACTGCTTATATAAATCTGTCCTAGCCCAGCAACAGTGCTACATAAAGATGCTGTGCTTACATATCCTGCAGTTCCCAGTCCAGCAATTGTGCTATTCAAAGTTAATGAACTTATATAACCCAATGATCCTAGACCGGCTGTATACATGCTAGCAGTTTTACTATCAATAATAGCTCCTAGACTGCATACAGACTCTAAAAATGTTGTTGAAAGATAACTGATTGTGCTTGTATTCACAATAATACTTGTTGAAAATGTGCTGATTGTAGAAGGAAGATCACCAATTACAGGTCCACCGATTGCTGTTAGAGAGGGAATAAGGGGCGACCAGTATGTCCCCCCTGATCCATTTGTTAAAAGAATACTTCCTGGTGAAATAAATAAGCCAGTGTTTGAATCTAACGCAAACACTTTACGGAGAACAATAGTATCGGACATCTTCTAAAGAAGCGTTTCTATTTCTTTAGAGAATCATTCACACAATCAGATATGACCCAGGGAGGTGGATTATTGCAACTTATCGCACAAGGAAAACAAGATGTTTTTCTCACCGGTAATCCGCAAATTACATGGTTCAAAATGGTTTATCGACGATACACGAATTTTTCAATGGAGTCTTCAGTAATTCAATTTGATAATCAAGCAGATTTTGGAAGAAAAATTACAACCGTTATACCGAGAAAAGGAGATCTACTGGGGGCTTTGTGGTTGGAAATAGAACTTCCGGCTCTAAAAGATTCAGTAACAGGCGCACCACTTTCTTACACAAATGCTACGGCCCATGCACTTATTCAGGAAGTTAGTATAGAAATTGGTGAGCAGGAGATAGACAAACAAACTGGTGAATGGATGGAACTCTATTCAAATTATATTATAACAGAGGATAAACGTCAGGGGTGGAATAATATGATAGGTAAGACTACGGGCGCAAGCCAAGGTAACTCACCGTCGTCGTCTGTGAATTTATATGGACCTCTTTATTTATATGTCCCATTAAGATTTTGGTTTTGTAAGAATCCTGGACTAGCTTTACCGATTTTAGCTCTTCAATACCATCCTGTTCGTATCAATCTAACACTTCGACCATTGCAGCAAATGTTTATTGTTGATAATCCACAATCATCAAATGTATGTGATGTTTCAACTATGGCAGCTTCTATAACATCTATGAATTTATACGGAGATTATATTCATTTAGACATCGATGAAAGACGGAGATTCGTCGCAAATTCTCACGAATACTTGATTGAACAGGTGCAAACTACAAATAACTTACCCATCGATGCAACAGCATCTACGGTTCAAGTTCCTATGGAATTTAACCATCCGTTGAGAGAAATATATTGGGTTGTTCAAAGAAATATGGCAGTAAATGCACATCAGTGGTTCAATTATACAAATCTTTCTATCGGCGAATATACGGCAAATGGATTTCAAAATCTGATTAATACTGCACTTTTAAGGATTGAAGGCTACGATAGATTTGATAAACGTAATGCAGATTATTTTAGACTTGTTCAACCATATCAGTTTCACACAGTTATTCCGATTGATGACTTTGTATATTCCTACTCTTTTTGCTTCAGACCAGAAGATGTTCAACCAAGTGGAAGTATGAATGCAAGCCGTATTGATAATATAACACTGCAGCTAGAATTAAATACAACGGTAACTCCGGCACGTGGAAGTGCAAATGTAAGAGTTTATGGGCTAAATCACAACGTTTTACGTATCGTAGATGGATTTGGAGGCTTATTGTTTAGAATATAATGCAACGCTAAGATTTTCCGGTCTGCTAATTCCAAAAATGTTGTATTAGAAGCATTTTTGGCATATCAAGAACAAGGGGGGTCGTAACCGAAGAATGCTTCTCTAACTTTTAGTATTTCATCGTATATTCAAAGATAATGTATGTTTAGCATGGTCTGGGAATTCCCTGCCGTATCGCAGAGCCGAATTGAATTTTGGAAAAAACCACAATATACACAATCTGGTATGTGGTATTTTACATTATTTTTAGGAATTTTTGGTTTACATCATCTCTTGTTAAGATCTCCGCAGACATTTTTATTTTTTCTTATTTCGAATACGATACTTCTTGGATATCCATGGATTTATGATTTAATACAATTGTCAAGTGAGCCATGGGGTGGTCTTAGACATGAAGAACTAAATAAACATGGCCTTTCGCATCCTTGGGGTCCTCTTGGATTAGCAAAAGGTATGTGGATAAAACCTGAAGGAAGTCAGGAAGATATTCCACCTCCACCTACGCCGCAACAAGGAGGAGGAAAGGATGATCCTCCCAATCCATTTTTCTTTTTCTTTTATGCTTTACTAATTCCACTTGCACCTATCGCACAAATGATTGCTGGTGATACATATAATGCACTTTCAAGATTTTTAGATCTAACGATTATACCACTCGGCTTTATTTTCTATATAGCATCTGTTGTATGGGATTATTTGATTCTATTCGTTCATCCTGCAAGCTTATTACACTATGGAAGTAAACGGTTCTTCCCTTTTACAATGGTCTTTGGAATGGACAATGATCAACATAGTCCCAATTTAACTGGAGATGTGCCTATTGTAAAATGTCAACCAGATGATTTTTTAACAACCATTCTAGGAATAGTTGATACTGGGTTCAGATTAACAGGTTTACCATCACCTATTACACCGGTTCTTCAAACATATAAAACTGCAAAGGAAGGCGTTAAAATTGCATTATATGATATACCCAAAGCTGCTGTAGCGATTTCTGCTTTAGCAGCTACTTCTCCGCAAATGCCACAAATGCCGCAAATTCCACAAATGCCGCAAATTCCACAAATGCCTCAAATGCCGCAAATGCCGCAAATGCCAAAACCACAACAAATTCCAAAAGTTCTGCAAACAGGTGGCGCTCAAGTAAAAGAAGAATATGGTCTCTTGGATTATTTCACCATGGCAACACTTGCCGCGGTAATTTCAGGCGGTTTCCTTGTTGGAATTAGTAGAAATGTCTTATTCCAAGGAAAAGATGCAGATGATACCCCTCCAAACTCAAGAGCAATTTGAAACACTTTACAAGGAAACAAAACTAGATTCTCCAATTTTAATATACTTTACAGCGAATTGGTGTGGGGCATGTAAACGTCTTGATTGGGATTTTATAAGTCAAGAATTCCCCGATCTAACTGTGTATAAATGTGATATAGATGAGAATAAATACACTCCTGGATACTGCAATGTCAAATCTATTCCCAATATGTTAATTATGCACCCTACTAAAAAACTAGATCAGCTTCAAAGCAGTGATACAGCAAAGGTTGCTGCTTGGATTAACAAATCAATTGTTGAAAAAAAGGCCAATTGATTCTTGGATTTTAATTATAAAGATAAATAAATGGATTACATTATTGTCGGTGCAGGTATCGCCGGTCTTCACTGTGCTTTAAGAATATCGGAAACTTTTCCTAAAGCAAACATCGCTATTGCAGAATTATATGGCAAAGAAGGCGGTCGCGTAGATACATACCATAATAAAGAATTCAAAGTCGATTGGGAAGCCGGCGCAGGACGAGTTCATTCATCGCATAAACATATCCTAAAATATATAAAAAAATATTCATTGACGCTTCAGCCAATTTCAAATGAAACCCAGTATTTGAATGATACAGGCGACGAAATAAGACAAGAAGAGGATTTATGGCCGCAATTCTCTAAATTTATAAATGATTCACTATCGTCGCTAAATCCAAAAATCCTACAAACACACACTCTTGAAGAAATTCTCAATATAACTTTCCCAGGCCAAGTTTCCCAGTTATCTCGCTTTCCTTATTGTTCTGAAATGACAACACTCCGAGCAGATATTGCACTCAAGTCTATACAAAAAGAACTAGGGTCAAATAACAACTTCTTCGTCGTTGAAGAAGGTCTGGGTAAAGTAATTAAGTGTATGAAAGAGGAACTTGTAAGACGCGGTGTCCAGATATTATATCATCACCGTCTTACACATATAAAAATGCCAAATACTCTTAACTTTATAACAAAGGATGTAATTAAAAATAAGACTCTTACAGCAAATAAGATTATACTTGCAGTTCCTTCTGAAGCATTGAAAGGAATATCTCCTTTCGCAAACCTTCCAACACTAAAACACATTTCTATGACACCTCTTCTAAGAACATATGCCGTTTTTCCAACACCGGCGTGGTTCAAAGATATGCCAAGAACAATTACCAATTCGCCATTACGTCATATAATACCCATTAATCCAAAGAAGGGAACAATTATGATCTCTTACACAGATGGTAATGATACTAAAAAATGGAGTGAAATACTTGAAAGAGCTGGTGAAGCTTCACTTTGTATGGAAATTATGAAGAGCTCTAGAAAATTATTCAAAAAGAATATTCCGAATCCACTCTTTTTTAAAGCACATTGCTGGAAGAATGGATGTTCTTATTGGTTACCTGGTCTATATAGCGCAGAAGAAGAAAGTAAACGTATTATGAATCCTTTTCCAGGAATTTATATATGTGGAGAAAGCTACAGCCTCCATCAAGCATGGATAGAGGGCGCTCTTCAACATGCAGAAGATATGCTAGAAAAGTATATCATTCATTAACGTCTAGTGCTTAAGTTAAGAACTCCTAAGTATAAGCCGACATTGTCGGCTTATTACATTAGGGCGTTATTAACTTATCGCTCTAGAGAACAAAGTGGAGTGCTTAAATTTGGCACTCCACGGTAGAATGGCACAAATAGATTCTCACATTGCTGTGAATCTTTTTCATATTTTCGCTATTGCCCCTTTTTTCTTATACGTGGCCATTGTGCGAGGACAGCTCGTTCCTTGGATTTTTTCTCTTCTAACCGGCCTAGGTATTGTATTACTGGTTTATCACGGCTATAAGACCTTTCTAAAGTGGAAGGCCCAGAGCCCAAGTCTTTGGGTAAATGCGATCCATGTTTTCGCAGTTGCTCCTCTACTAATTTTCATAGGAAGCAAGGGATATGATACTCCAAGATGGGCGTATGAACTTCTCGCGATTGTTTCGTTTGGAGCACTTGGATACCACATATATTCAATCATTCTTCAAATAAATGAAATGCAAAATGCACATGCAAATACAGATGCAGATGCAAAAAAAGGGGTCTAACCCGAATTAAATACATAGTCCCTTCTTAACATTTTCTATAGACTTGATTTCTTCTGATAGACAATTTACAAGATGGTAAATATACGAAGGCTTAGACTTAAATTCACTGCCACAACTTGTGCATTGAATTTGACCACACTCCTTCTTTCCATAAAACTTAGCAACCTCAGAAGCAAGATGCTTTAATAAATAATGACTGCGAAGACCAGCCTTTGTTAGACTTTCAAAGCCACATCCCTCAGGGCAAACATACTCCTTTGACACATTATCCGTATCTTCAGGATGTCTTGCATTGATATGATTATCAAGAGCCTGCTTGAAGTTTGTCTCATAATTACAGTGTTCGCACTTGTGCTTGTATGTTCCACTATGCTTTGCCTTAATATGCATATGGACTGTGCTTTGATTCTTCTTTGTAAAAGGGCAGTGGGGACATTGGAACTCACCGTCTGCAGTGCGAATATATTCAAACGTCATTTTGGAGACTTATTTTTCTAGCCCAGCCAGCTTCAATTTTTTGCCCTAGGGTCTAGGGCCTAGGGCCAAAGGGCCAAAGGGCCAAAGGGCCAAAGGGCCAAAGGGCCAAAGGGCCAAAGGGCCAAAGGGCATAAAACTAATACGTATTTAATTACAAGATGGAAGAAGCTATTTATGTATGTACCAGAAATCATTTTTCATATGCTGCCCTTGCTAGAACAACAACTGTTAATCTAAGAAATCCTGTTGTCCTACAAGGTTATATTGATGCAGGATTTCTACATATTCGTCAACTACATTATCATTATAATAAGATTCTAAGAGAGCCTACTAATGGATGTTATGTAGAATTAACAAGGAATGAAACTGTATCTTCTTTTCCTATTCAATCACGTGCTGCTAAAAAGATGATTAATCGTCTTAGATATTTCTAGTCAAAGACGTTCAAGTGCACTTCTTTCATAAAATTGATTTTTTCATTAGAGTAGATTCTAGTCCAATCAAATGGATCTAAGCTTATATCCCCCAGGATATCTTGCACATACTCCGTATGGAGATATGATGATGATATTTCTCATCATATACCTAATTGTAAGGCCCCGTTATGATATGAAATCTCTTGTCGATATTCCTTTACTTGTAAAGATGAATATCATCGAAGAAAAAGCTAAAATTATTCGTAAGAAGCTGAGACGTTCGCGCCCAGATATATTTAAACAGGTCTGGTTGGGCACATTTGATTATACATTTGCTGGACAAAAGATTCATGGAACTGTAGAAATTAAAAACTCAGATGTGTTCACTGTAAAAGAGAATAAGGAGTGGTTATTCAATGATTCCTCCAATATACAATCTATTATTAACTATTTCGGAACTAACAGAATTCTAGAGATTCCTTCTTGGAAATCTGAGATTACCTGTAATATTAGTTTACGTGATTCACACAAGGTGTCTCATTTATTTATACCAAGCGATATTCTCAGCGATAGGCATTCCCATAATATTAAATGGGAGAAGAAGCTAGTGCATGCATGATAATAATATAAATAAAATTGAATTTTTTACCGACATTTAAGTCAAGTCACCTTAAATGGGAGACTGGATTCCAGGAACTCTCGAACTTGCATCTAAAGTGCGTTACGGAATCACAAGTAGAGGCGTGCCTATATTTAGATTCGTCCCATATGACAGGCTTCTTCGCCCTCTCGCAGTGGGCTGTAGCCAACGCGATCTCTTCCATAATGTCCATGCAATTGTCGCCGCAGAACCAGTATCACCATACAATACCTTACAAAAGGGAATTATTATTCAAAATCTGGGGAAACCAACCGATGAATCTGAACTACAAGTTCTTCTCGCAAACTACGCATACGACTGCAATAAGAGCCTCAGATACAAAGAATCAACTAAGTTAGTTTATTCTGCAACTGAATCAGCATCACAGAATCGATTTATGTTAGAGGGGTTTACATTTAATATAGACCCCCCAGGGTGCAAAGATGTTGATGATTCATTCACAGTAAAGTCTCTAGGACCCACCCAATGGAAAATCACAATTAATATTGCCGATGTGGCTTCTCTCGTCAAAGAAGGTTCTGAGATAGATACACAAGCCCGTCTTAGAGCTACCACATTCTATTCTCTCGACGGCCAAGCCTTATCTCCCATGTTTCCTCCAGAGATTTCCGAAGGTGCAGCATCTCTCGGCACTGATGACCCCCGCCCCGCCCTGTCACTACAGTTTATTTATGAAGTAAACAGCCCACCTCATAGTTTCAAATGGCTAGAAACAGTTGTGAGAAGAACTCGCTCATTTACATATAATGAAGCATCATCCCTTTTACACAAGTATCCCGAACTTCAAGTGATAAAGGATTTGACTAAGGGAGTTGATTCTCATGAATGGGTGGAACGACTCATGATTCTATATAACACAAAGGCAGGAGAAGCTCTGAAGGCAGCAGGAAAGGGTATTTTAAGATGTCACTCTGCACCCGCTGCAGAAAAATTAGCAATGCTTACTGCAATAGACCCTGCATTTAGTATGATGGCATATGATGCAGCAACATTCTGTGTATCTGACCCCTATGCAGATACTAGACACTTTGGTCTCGATGCAGATGCGTATGCTTACGCAAGTTCGCCCATTCGCAGATACTGCGATTTGGTGAATCAACGAGCTCTTAAAAGTCTTACAGTAGGAGACAAAACCTATGCTGCTAAAGAAGGCTGTATAGAAGAACTTATAACTCATTTGAATCGTCGTCAGAAACAAGCGAAGGCATTTACTCGCGATCTCTTCTTTATGACAGAACTCTCTCGCACAAATAATTTTGTAGAAGGAACGGTTATTTCTGTAAATAAAGCTATAAAAATTTATGTTCCGGTTTGGAAACGTTCTATCAAAGTGCGTTTTCTTAGTCTTGCGCTAGAAGGGGAGGAAGCTCTGCCAGCAGTGGGTTCTAAAGTGTCTATTGATTGGTATTGTGATAGAGAACAAGTTGGCTGGAAAGAGAGAATTGTATTTAAATTGCGTTCATGCAATTAGATGGTGCACAATATATTACTTATATCAACTCTTGTTATTATATGGTGGATTGCCATATGGGGATTGATAGATATTTTTTTGAAACATACACTTGGTAATTCTACAAAAAATTACGTATCTGCATATTCTTTGATGGCTCTCTCTATTTTAATTATAGCATATGAATATCCCAGCCTTCTTGAGAATTTTATTTAGATTCTCAAATACAGACTCTCTGCCAGCACGATATCTCGTAATACGAGTTGCCGCGCTCCTTCTAGAACACGCAACATTTCAACCTCTCCACTCAAAGAAGCCATCGCCTGAAATTCCTCAACAAGTCCGGCCAGTTTCATAAGCGCCTTCATGGTATTTCCTTCAAATAGTTGATAAGAACCGGCAAGTTCAGGAAGACTGATATCACTCGAAAGCCATTCTGAAATAGGTTCTACCCATTCCAGACTCATTTCCCAAAATGCACCATCATATGGAAGTCCATATTTCTTCTCAGCGCAAATAACCTCTTTTGCACAATTATTCATAAACAATATACTTTCAATGACTTCTTTATCAACATTTAAGTCGTGCGGATTTTGGACTGCATCATCGCGCTTCTCTCCCAAGAATACAGACAAACAAGTTAGGATATTTTTCTGAGAAAGAGAAAGTGGCTTTAATGATTTAGATTCTTTTAAGAATAGTTGGGTCATCATAAATGTATGACCCTCATTTATTTCAGACGCAAGAAGACCATGAGGTGATAGATGTCCGTCAATTACGTATCCGAATTCCTCCAGAATCCGATGACGAAGAGAAATACTTGGCATACTATGGTCGCCTTCCGAAGGCCAAAGCGAAGCCTCCATCAATTTGCAAGTATGATGCAATTGAGAAAGAGATTGTTGAAGCTTTTCCCTGTTTGAAAATTTCAACAGAACAGGGTCCCAGATTGAGGCGCGGTGCGATTCATTCCAGAGCAGCAACTCCCTCTGTGCAGCCTTTTTCTTTGAATTCTGACTGTTTGCAAGACGCAGTTCAATCTCCTTTTTCTCAGAGCACTCTGAAAGCTGCTCTTCGGTTAAGGAAATTTCAGAAATCTGCTGAGAAATACGAAGAACTTCTGCCTTTAGGTGATTATAATCATTATTTTCCAAAGTCCACCAGTAACTGTTTTGAATCAATTCTTGGAGTGAGTTTTTCTTCCCTTCTTTCCCGTCGCGGTTCATCATCTTCAAAAGGAAGTCATAATGAAAGTTCATCCGAGAACCAAACTTTGCTGCAGAACCACACATACACGAGCGAAGCTCTTCTGCAGACACAGGATCTTTTTGGGGCAAATAAATGACAATTCCACGATCGTCTTTTCCACGCCTTCCAGCTCGTCCCGCCATTTGAATATATTCTGCAGATTTCAAGAGTCGTATAGAGCCATCTGTGAATTTTTCAAGTGCTGTGAATATGACCGTTTTAGTAGGCATGTTAATACCTACTGCAAAGGTTTCAGTCGCAAACAATACTTTAATGAGACCTCGAGAGAATAGAATTTCCAGGATTTCCTTTAAGAATGGCAAGATTCCACTATGATGAAATGCGATTCCCCGCATGGCTAATTCACGGAGCTTATGTGTCTGAGGACTTTTTTCAAGAGTGTCGCTGTATCTGGAAAGATGGAAGTCCCAAATGTGCGCAACAGCAGCTGTGTCAGAGGAGTCTAGGAAAGTATGCTCTACCTTCGATGCCAGCTTTTCACAGCCAACGCGGGAAAACACGAATGCAATCGCTGGCAAATTGCCTTTTTCGTGTAGATTTCCGAGACACTTGTTAAGTTCATACTCAAATGACTTTGGACGCGTCTTTCCAGACACAGATCCTTCATGGCCTGTTGCCTTGAGGGCCTTTACCTTTTCTTTGAATTTATCATGGGCTAATAAATTTCCGCTTCGCTCAAGAAGCCACTTCTTATACACATCTTCATATAGAGTCTCTTTCTTATCATAAATCAGTCGCATATTATAATCAGAATGGTCTAACACATAATGCTCCAATGGAACTGCGCGCCAAAGAGTGCTGATTAACCATATGCGCACTTTCTTCAGTTCTCCTAGCCATTTTGCAAAGCCGAATGGCGATGATAGAGTTGCAGACAGTAAGATGAGCTTTACCTCTGGAGGAAGAAGAATTAACGTCTCTTCCCAAACATGCCCTCGGTCTGGGTCATTGATATAATGGACTTCATCAAACACGACTGAATCTAGCCCATCAAGTGTCATTACAGCAGTGGTCCCCACAGATTCTGTAAGAGTTCCTTTCTTAAATAAGAGATTGCGGAGAATTTCTGTAGTCATTACAATAATTTGAGCGTCTGGACGAAACTTAATATCACCTGTCATAATTCCCACTGAAGTGTCTGGAAATAGCTTCTTCAAGTCATTGAACTTTTGATTACTTAATGATTTAATTGGGGTCGTATAGAATACGCGACCACCTCGTTGTAGTGATTTAGCAATTTGATATTCGCCCACAAAAGTCTTTCCTGAACCTGTCTTTGCCGTGACTAGGACATTCTCGCCTGCTTCAATTGCGGCGATAGCGAACTTTTGGAAACGGTCTGGCTCAAATCCAGTTGTAAGCGCTGGCAAATGCGGTGAAGGTGGCGACTGAGGGACTTCCTCTTCTTCTGATACAACACGGACGTAATCGCTCATTTTGGTGCTTGGATATCAAGCAAAAAAAGAATTCATTTTTTATTTGATATGATCATGTTTACCGTGAAGTGCCGAAATTAGGCACTTCACTCTGATGGCTAGAGCGATAAGTTAAGGACTCTCCAATGTAATAAGCCGACAGAGTCGGCTTATACTTGGGAGTTCTTAACTTAAGAACTAGACGTTACATCAATTGTAGAAGTCGGTCACGAGAATTATCATTCATTGCATATACTATAATTAGAATTAACGATATGAGTATAAGGGTAAGAAGAAATGATTCTAGTTTAGCTTGATATACTTGTGCTACGAGACGTTCGTCTAGATCCCTTGGATAGAAGAGTTCTTGTGTTCTTGACTCTGTTGTCATTGGCACATGATGTGCGCTCTGCAATTCATTTATAGGAGAACTTCTATGCACTTCTTCTACTTCAATAGCAGATGTTGGTTGAATAACAGATGTTGGATCAAGGATAGAAGATGGATTTACAGGAGAAGAAGAAATTTTATTAGGAGATTCTACGCTCGAGGTCATACAGCACCAGAACATTTTATGTGTATAATTTTATTTTTAAAGTCCAATAAAATCAATTTTTTACTGCGCCTAAACAAATAAGGCAGTTTCTATAAAGCAATGGAAAAGCCGGTTATTACAACTCTTGTTATTGGAGCAGATTATAAGAAGGGGCTACAGGATTGTTTAGCGTCAAAGAGGGAGTATGCAACACAGCATGGCTATACATTCATACAAGGAGGAGAGCAGTTCTGGGATAGAAAGAAGCCAATCGCATGGTCTAAGATACCATTCTTACGTCATATATGTAATTCACTTCCAGAAGGGACTATTATCTGGCAGAGTGATGCCGATGTTTTAATTACAAATAAGGATCTTAAACTGGAGGAGCATGTCTTGCCGCTCCTTCCAGCAGATAAAGACATGCTTTTAACACATGATTCTTGTGGGCATATAAATTCTGGAAATATTATATTTAGAAATACGGCATGGGCGAGAGATTTTTGGAAGCGGGTTGGTGAGATGACACAATTTACATATCATATTTGGTGGGAAAATGCCGCAATGATAGCTTTATATGAATCTGTTCCAGAAGATAAGGCCAAGATTGATATTACAAGAGAGCATAAGGTATTCAATGCCTATTTACGTGGACTTCCAGGAGAGCCTCTTTGGACTCCAGGTGATTTCCTAGTTCATTTTGCAGGTGTATATAATCCAAGTGATATTCAAGAGCTTGTGAATAGAATTCTTGCTGGAGATACGCCTAGAATTTCTATGTAACGTTAAATAATGAAAGAACTCTCCCAAAGGGGGAGTTCCTTATTTAACATTAATCACTAAAAATTAAAAGGAAAAAGCCCATACGGCTTCTTTCCTTTTAATTTTGACGGTAATAATTATAATGTCGGTGTTCAACTCTGTTTTAACTTCCACGGATATAGAATATATATTTTCATTATCCGAAGTTCAAACCGCAAAAAGGAAAATAGATACCTGTGAAAACGGGAAAATTTACTTTAGCATTGAACTCAATGACTCTATTCGCACTGCACTTCATTCTAGATTTGGGGTTGATTTTTCAAGCGTTTCAAATATTCCGATGCGATGGATAAAGGGTGATACATCTCCGCATATAGACACTGGTGCATCTGCTTTTGAAAATACTTATTTAGTTTATTTAAATGATAGTGAGGGTGAGTTTGTAATTGGCGACGAGTCGCATATGATTACTCAAAACACAGGGTTTATGTTTCAGGAAGGAATCTCGCACAGAACTCTAAATACGGGCAGTGAACCACGTCTTCTTCTAGGCCCTATGAATGAATTTGCTGAACCTGTTGGAACTGTAGTCACTTATTTTCCTACAGAGGCTGATGCCCTTGCCTTTACAAATGTATTAGGATATGGTGGAGGATATGTAGTTGGTTCAGGGGGGCCTTTTGGTCCTGGGGGCGGATATACAAGTTGGAGAATTGCTTCAAACAGTAGTGGTTCATCTTCACAAGCTGTTGTATATATGAATGGTGATACATTGATTGGTGATGGAAATTATTATTTATATCCTTCTGCCCCCTGCTTTTTAGAAGGGACTAAAGTTCTCTGCAAGGTGGATGGGGTTGATAAGTATGTGCCTGTTGAATCACTAGAAAAAGGCTCTCTAGTAAAGACAAGCCTTAATGGCTATAAGGCGGTTCAAGTCATAGGACACGGACCTCTTCAAAATCCCGGTGATGATACGCGCATTGAAAATCGTCTATATAAGTGCTCACCTTCCAAATATCCTGAACTAACTGCAGATTTATACATAACGGGATGCCATTCTATACTTGAATTTCCACTAACAGAGAAGCAAAAAGAAGATACATTAAAGCGCCTAGGTAAAATGTATGTAACTGATAAAAAATACAGGCTGATGGCATGTGATGATGAACGCGCAGAGCCATGGAACTCCGAAGGAACATACAATATCTACCATTTTGCACTTGAAAATGAGGATGACGGGCTCAATTATGGTGTTTATGTAAATGGGGGGCTTTTAGTTGAGACTTGTGCAATTAGAACTTTACTAAACCGAACAAACATGATACTTAAATAAAGAATTCTTCTTATACAGAAGTAATGGATTCCATAGAAGTAATTTCAAATAAGATCACAAATATGGTAATTGATGAAAAAGCAAGTAAATATCATACTATATCTGCTTATGAAGTGGATGAGTTCATAAGTAATAATTTAGATGACATTTTACACACGATTAAAAGTTATTTTCCTGATTGCAATGTTTATTGTGAAGAGATGGCTCGTGGAAAACATGACAAGAAAATGCACAGATATAAAATGGTAAGAAAGGATTTGAGAAAATTACTGGAAGCCGAGAAGCTATGTATAGTCGTGGATTGGACTGCAAATATGGCCTAAAGATTATTGCCATAATATTCTTAGGCGGTCCTGCAGCGTATTGATACGCTAGAAGGTCCACTGGAGGTACTGTAGCTCCGCACCCTTTCAGGGTGCGTTGCTGCTGCACCGCCCACGGTCCTGTAGCTCAGTTGGTTAGAGCGTCGTGCTTATAGAGTTATCTATACTTATGTCACGCGAAAGTCGTGGGTTCAATCCCCACCTGGACCATTTTTTACTATCGTTTTACGGCCGTAAAAAATGGAATTTGCAATAAAATATGCGTGTTTATTAAATTGGACGATATTCGTTTCAGCATTAATGATATTTATATGAGATTTCTAATGACTGGTTGGATGTTTTTATTCATGAAAAAGAAAAAACAGAAAGTCGCCAAGAAATTCAAAAACACGAGAAGGCCAAGATCACCAGAAAGCCCACATGTAAGAATCATTAAGCTCTCAATGCAACTTGCTTTGTAGCATCACCAAGTTTCGTCTTGATGGATACACAGAGTAGCTGGCGACCCGTGAGCTCAGCCCACTCAATCTTCAGCGCGAGTGAGCCCGATAAACTGGCATCAATGGGGTATGTCGACACCGTATCAAGCTTGCCCACATAGATAGGGCATGGCACGGTCACATCACAAAGGTCATCAACAGTTGGTGTAAAAGGGAGGAAATTATACGTTGTTGAATACGTGGCAGTGCCGTTAGTAACCTCTTCAGGCACTGACATAGAAAGAAGTAGAGTGGAATTCTGACCAGGAACAGTAGGATCTGGTGAGAATGACATAGATGTAATTGCAAAGAGAGATTTTCCACTCGAGCAATCTGACACGGAAGCGTATGCTGTAGCGAGAAGGGATAAGAGTAGGACGAGCATTCTATTTTAGCAGGGTGGTGAAAGTTTAAGTCGGTTAAGACCATAAAAAGGCAAAGGCAGAAAGCCCGTTCAAAAAAATCTTTAACAGACTTCTTATTATTAGGAATGATTCCTCATCATTCAATGGCAATTCTCATGAGTAAAAAAATAATTCAAGATAAATCTCCACTTCTAAATAATTTTGTCTCAAATATCATAACTACGCAAGAAAAGGAAATCGAATATATGAAACAACTTATTAAACAAATGAAATAGCAGGAGTCAGTGTTAAATCTGGATTGATAATAATAAGTTCATTAATATGTCCCTGAAATCCAGTCATGCCCTTCAAACGACTAATATCATCCTTTAATTGTCCATTAATATATCTGCACGTGAGTAAATCCTTTTCTAAAGAATCCATAAATTCTGTAAGGGGCTTTCTATTTCCAGAAAGAGACTTCAACTCCATTTCACTAATCCTCATTGGAATTACTACAGGCGCTTTTGTATTATTTGCATCAAGATTATAAAGCGCCTCCAGCGCAATTAAATTAATATGAATTTCTTGACGAATCATTTTGATTTCATGCATCTTATCTGCAATGACCTCTTCCATATATTTATATTCATTACTAATCCATACCATAAGACCATTTCTAGATAAAGCATTCTTTCCCCACATAAATTTACCTAAAGCTGGACTCTTATATACTGAATCCAATTGCGCTGTATAGATTTCAAGTTCATCCTCTAAAAACGAAGTTGTTAGCGCATATTCACAGGCCTTATCCACTGATGAAAATACTCCGATAAACTTACCAGCGCCAAACAGTGAAAACATTATGCCTGGAATTACCAGGCTCCGTCCATCAATTTTATATTGCGTATAAATAGAAATGGCACAAACACGCAAGGTTTCAAAGGTTCCGGCAGTTGGTTCTAAGGCGCAGGTATGGCACGGGTCAGCAAAGCACACTGCTGGTGGTCTAACCAAGAAGAATTTGATGAAGCACAAGGGGCGCATTGTTAGCAGAAAGAAGCACGCCCTTGGCAAGAAGGCATTTAAGAATCTTGTAAACGCTGGATACAAGCCAAAGAAGGGGACATTCAAGCTTTTCAAGTAGATTCGTTACCGTTTAAAATAAAATATAAGTTTGATCTTTAATCGATTTTATATTTTCAGGAATGCTTAGCGGTATTTAGATATGCCGTGTCCATATGCAAATTTATTAGGAGAACCCGGCAAAGGCGTCCATGAACCTCGTATCTTCGGTCTAGCTAGGAATGATACATTAATGACTATAATGGCCGCTATAATTACATCTTATTACGTAAAACCACGAAACGCCGATGAGATATATAAGGTCCTATTTAGCTACACCTTTCTATATTCTTTCGCAGCCTGGTTCACTGCAGGTGAAATACTCCACTACCTCTTTGGCACAAATACGGCATTTTTAAAGATGATTGGAATGAGTCCAACATGCTGATCCCTAGTGCATCTAGAATTTTGTATATTAAATTAGTGCGATGGAGGAATGTCGCAATGAAATGACACTCAATAAATTATTATATGATTTAATAAATGAACATAAAAATTTATTTATTATATATTCTCTCATTATCTTAACTCTTCCAATTCGTGATATTCTTATGCCAAAGGTCGTAGGTAATTTCTATAATTCAATAAGTAAAAACGAGAATGTTAATTATACATTTATAATTCTTATTGCAGTTGTTATAATTATTCAAGTAATCAATACATTTTCTGAGTATATAGATACTAAAGTATATCCACTTATTATGATTTTTGTAAGAGATAAAATAATGAAACACATATTTGAAATTAATAAAAATAACTATAATGAAATAAATATAGGAGATATTATTGCAAAAATCATAAAACTTCCAAGTATTATGTATAATCATATAGATGTAATCAGATCAAAAATAATACCATCTATTGTTACACTCACTTGTATATTAATATATATGTTTTATATTGACTGGAAACTTGGATTGCCGATGGTTGTCCTCCTATGTGTATTAGCAATATCTTTATACTTTTCTTATAGTAGCTGTAGTTCAATAACAGTAGACAGGGATAAAATACATACGAAACTTATGTCTGATGTAGACGATATTTTACGAAATATTATGACAGTTATGAGCTTTGATAAAATAGAAGAAGAATTTGATAGACTTGGAGAGAATGATAAATTATTTATAAAACATTCTGAAGATAGTTTGAATTGTTCATTGAAAGCAAAATATATAAATGGACCATTTATAATAGGATATATTGTATACGTCTGTTATTATCTATTTGATAAGATGAAAAAGAAGAAAATGGATTCAGGCCAAGTTATAACTATGGTAATCATTTCATTTACTGTTATAAATACAATGCTATCATTTTTAGGAAACTGGGAATTTTTCTTAATTCGCGATGGAATTATTAAAAATTCTTTAGAAATATTTAAGGACTGCAAAGCCGAAAAAATTCCATATGATAAAGAAGCAGAAAATAAGGAAGGAATACTATTTCAAAATGTCGATTTTGCATATATTAGCAAGGGTGTAAAAAGGCCAGTATTTAAGGATTTCAATCTGAATATAGAACTTAATAAAACCACGGTTATTGTTGGAGAAATTGGAGCTGGAAAATCAACTCTCATCAGTCTTTTATTAAAATACCAGACACCACAATCTGGTGAAATATTTATAAAGGGTGTTCCATATTCTAAAATCCCAACTGAAACGATTCGTAAAAATATAATGTATGTTCCTCAAACTCCCATTTTATTAAATCGCACAGTATATGAAAATATAATTTATGGAATACATCCAGCTCCGTCAAAAGAAGCCGTTGAAGCCGTTATGGAAGAAGCTGGGCTTGTAAAATTTCTAGAAGAACTTCCAAATGGCCTTGATTCATCTGCTGGTATTCATGGTGGTAAATTATCTGGAGGACAACGACAAATTGTTTGGTTATTAAAGGCGATTTTGATAAACCCAGAAATTATAATTATGGACGAGCCAACAGCATCTGTGGATGAAAAAACAAAAAACATTATTCATTTGTTAATGCAAAAAATAATGAAAGATAAAACCGTTATTATGATTACACATGACAGTTATTTATTGAAATTTGCAGATAAGAAAATAACCTTAGGTCCCCCCTAACCACTTGGCAATTCCCTCTAACATAATCGCTGCCTCTTTTTTAGTATATCCATCATCGACCTGGCCTTCCATAGGATCATACCAATATATATTTCCGCGAGTTTCAGATTCGTCTATATTCGACCATACAAGCGCAGCACCACTTGTTCCTATTTCCTCTCTGTGATCCTTTATTTTAGATGCAAGGGATGATATTCCAGAACCACGCGACGCAAGAACCTTTTCAACAGTTTCCTGCGGGCATTTATGAGGGAATAAGATAGCCTCCCATTCACATGATACAGAATTTCCATCAGAGCCGCCGATTAATGTTACATCCGAACGTTGATCACGCCATCTCTGCCAGACTGCCCTTGGAATTTCACACATGGAATTTGTGCAAACCCATAGAATGCGCACAGGTTTTGGTGCATTTTGCACATATGTGGCCAACATTTGTGCTTCAAACGATTCTCTAATCCTAAATATAATATCCCATCTTTTTCGCCCAAGACTGCCTAGCAGATTCAGAGTAGGTTTTCCTGGAGATTCTTGAATAACAAGTATATTTCTCCCCTTGTATAAACTCTGAGATTCTATCAAATTAAATCTTCTTAGCCAATCTCTTTCATCTCCAACAACCAAGAATCGTTTTCCGCGTAAATCTGAATCAAACCCTTCTACCCGTAGAGTTTCTTGCGATTGAGAAAACATATTACTTTATAAAATTATCTTTATAACATAAATTAGACGCAAGAATGTTCTCTGTAAAAGAATATTTGATAGCTCTTGTATTGATACCCATTTTAGATGCACCGTGGCTTTTATACCAATTTAATTCAAGCATCGAACTGTTTACCAAAATACAAGGTGGACGATCTATTGAAAGCAGAATGTGGGCGGCCGTAGTAGTATATCTCGCTCTAGCATACCTTTTACTCAAACAGAATAGTGGCCAAGAAGCCTTTCTAAGTGGAGCAGCGGTATATGCAGTATATGATTTTACAAACCTAACTCTTCTAAAAGATTATAAGGTTGAAGTTGCTGTAATGGATACTCTTTGGGGAGGAGTTCTTTTTACAGCGGCATATTATGCACTTAGATATTTGAA